GCTTAAAAACAGAAAAGATATTCAGGCAGCATATAATTTACTTGGCGGGGCAGATGCCTTAAAGGCATTGGAAGAATCGTATGCCAAACAAATTCAGGCACAAACAGAATTTTATGCTCATAATAAACGCGCTATTAGTCAGTCTTCAGCACTTGAGGAAGAACTCAGAAAGGATAAAGAAACAAAATACAAGGAGTATCTTGATAGATTAAAAAAAGCACAGGAAGATAATTTCAAATTAATGTTTCTTAATGCTGAAAATGACGCAGAAAAAACCAAAGCGATATTAAAACTCCAAATGGAGGCAACAATAAAAGATCAGAAATTATCCAATACAGAAAGGGAAATTATTAAGAAAGAATACCAAAATGCTGTTGACAAAATTGATCAGGAACAGGTAAAAAAATCACAGGATGCATTGCGAAAGGAAGTTGATGATTATAAAAAGGCGCAAGAAGAAAAACAGCAGATTGATCAAGAATGGGCAGATTGGGAAACCGAACGTGCATTTATAGATGCAGAAAACAGACTGGCATTACATGAACTTCAAAATCAAAATGAATTTGATTTACAACGGGAAGCTTTAAATATTCAATATCTAAGTGAAATTAAAAACGCTGAGAAAACAGGGGTTGACATTACTATTATAAAAGAAAAATATAAGGCAGCAGGGATTGAAATTGCCAGAGCCGAGCAAGATGCAAAACTTTCAATAGCCGGAGAATTCGCCGGGAATCTGGCAACAATATTTGGCAAAGGATCTGCACTTGGGAAAGCTGCCGGTGTTGCACAAGTCACTATCGAAACATATCGTGCAGCTATGGCGGCATATACAGGAATGATAGAAGCATTACCGGGTCCTTGGGGAATTGCTGCGGGAATAGTAGCAGCCGCCGCAGCCGTTGCAACAGGAGTGGCAAATGTTAAGAAAATACTTGCTGTTAAAATTCCCGGAGGAGGAGGAGGAGAGGGATCAGTTCCAACACCAACAGCAATATCCGCTTCGATACCTGCTCAAAGAGCCTACGCCCCGGTAGCAGGTGCAACTTTTTTAAATCAGCCTCAATTAACACAAACGCAGTTAAATGCAGTTCCAAATCAGAATTATTTAACAGCTGATCAGATCGCCAATGCTTTGAGTAAAATGCCTTCTCCAGTAGTTACGGTTGAAGATATAAACGCTAAAGTTACGGCAGGGAAGAAAATCGAAGTCCGTGCAACTATATGACATTATTCCACTATATAAATCAGAATATTGACCGGATAAAATATGAGGTCAAAATAGGATTAATCCCTTGTGCCTTACTTAAACATTGGCAGATTTATAGCCGATATGATTATTGGAAAAGATTGAATAATTCAACTTCCAATGCTGTGATTTTAATATGTAATGAATTTCAAGTAACAGCAGACTGGGTTTATAAAATTATTAAAAAGATGGAGGTATGCATTTCTCAATCATAATGCCAGTATGTCTTGACGCTTATCCTAATGGCGCAAGCAATCGGGAATATAAATTCATAAGAGCAGTCAATTCATTCATCAATCAAATATGTCAAGATTCAGAATTGATTATTATTTCCGATGGAAGCAAGAGAATAGAGGAAATTTATCAATCATCATTTATAGCATTCTCAAATATTAAGTTTATTTATCTTGATAAGCAGTCATTATTTAGTGGTAAGGTCCGACAGGCAGGATTGGAAATTGCTAAAGGAGAGATAATCTGTTATCTTGATTCTGACGATGCTTTTGGGGCAAATCACCTGGCAATAATTAATGAAGATTTTAAAACAGATCTTCAAGATTGGGTTTATTTTGATGATGTAATTATGATGAATCCTGAATTTACATCGAATGTCATAAGAGGGACAAGTGCTGTGCCGGGATATATTGGTTCAAGCAGTATTGCTCATAAACGATCATTAAATATAGTTTGGGGTGATGGGTATGGACATGATTGGAATATGATTGCAAATTATCTTATGGGACGCCCGGCAATTAAAATCAGAACTCCTCAGTATTATGTTTGTCATATGATTGGATTTACAGATGTATGAAAGTATTAATCATAAATTTCAATAGGCTTACACTTCCAGTTAATCTTGCAAATTGGGTTGCTGAACGTGGTTGCGAACCTATTTTTATTGACAATAATAGCGATTACCTTCCTTTGATCCAATACTATAAAGATACTCCATTTGAAGTTGTAAGGATGGATAAGAATTACGGGCATACAGTAGTATGGATAAAGGATCTTGTAAGTAAATTAAAAATAATTGGAAATTACATAGTTACTGATCCCGATTTAGATTTAATCGGAATACCTGATGACTTTGTTTCTATTTTGGAAGAAGGATTAAGGCGTTATCCGCAGTTTGATAAATGTGGATTTTCACTTGAAATAAACGATCTTCCAAATCAGGTGACTATTGATTGGGAAATGAGATATTGGCAACATCCTTTAGATTCTATGTATTTCTCAGCGGACATTGATACTACATTTGCATTATATAAAGTAAATAGGATTTCATTATCAGGGATTAGAACTAACCGTCCTTATACTGCCCATCACATTCCGTGGTATTATGATCTTTATGATAAATTGCCTGAAGATGAACTTTATTATTATCATACTCAAAGTGCAGAAATAAGGGCACACTCAAATATACTTGACAGAAAACCCGGAAGATGGTAAGTATAGTCATAACATACTATCAACGATATCAACAAATGTTGAAAACTCTGGAATCATTCTCAAAGTATAATCCTACTGAGTTTAACGTAATTGTAGTTGATGATAATAGTTCTGATCCTTTAACTCTCCCTATATATCCCTTTGATGTTAACGTTTTGAGAGTTTCAAACAAGCAATGGTATAACCCTGCACCCGCTTTTAACATTGGCTTTAATTATGCTTTACTCAAAAAGCCGGATAAGATCATTATTCAGAATGCGGAATGTTATCACTATCAGGACATATTGAGTTACCTGAAAAACTTAACGGATGAGAATTATATAACATTCGGATGCTATTCTCAGGGACAAGGAGAACCTATCGGCTCAGTAATTAATAACAGAATTGCCAGATTCAACGGAGATTCAGCTTGGTATAATCATCCTATTTACAGACCTAATGCTTATCATTTCTGTTCCGCTATTTCAACTAAAAACTTAATTAAGATAAATGGATTTGATGAGAGATTTTCTCAGTGGATCGCTTATGATGATGATTACTTTGTAAATCAAATAAGGCTTTTAGGATTGAAAATAGAAATCCTTGCAGAACCTTTTGTCATTCATCAATGGCATTCAACAGCTGAACAACATAATGCTCCTTCTTGGGAAAAGAACAGACAGCTTTATGAGAGGTTAATTCAGGAAAATAATTACCGGGCAGTACATATCTATACATCAAATTTAACGTGAAGTCAGAAGTTGTAATATTAGGGGCAGGGATTACAGGACTTTCAGCAGGGATGGAACTGAGAGAGCAGGTAATTATTTTAGAGAAATCAGACCGTCCCGGAGGATTGGTAAAGACTTTTAATTTCAATGGGTACTGGTTTGATAATGTGGTTCATCTTCTTCACTTCAGAAATCAAGGTACTGAAAGTTATATAAAGAACGTTTGCGGGGATATGCTCAGATTTTGCGCACCTGAAGGATGGGTTGAAACTAAAGAAGGAACGACAAGATATCCATTACAACTCAATCTTGGAGGTTTAAATAAACGTTCGGCGATAAATTGCAAAAATGATTTTGTCCAAAGAGAAGTTAATTCAAGTCCTTCATCTTATAGGGAATTCCTTTTAAGTACTTTCGGAAAAGCAATGTGTGAATTATTCTTTTTCCCTTACAATGAAAAGCTATGGAAATATCCTTTAGATGATATGACAAGTTCCGGACAGGTCTGGAATATTCATCAACCTTCTTTATGGGACATATTAAGAGGAATAGCAAAACCAAACAGGATAAGGAATAGTTATAACTCAAATGGGTATTATCCTCAGACATTGAGAAAAGATAAACAGAGAGGTATGGAACTATTATCTCAAAAACTTGCGAGCAGAGTAAAAACTATTATCTACAATCAGGAAGTACAACTGATTAAAGATCATTGTGTATTTACATGGGACAACCAATATGATTACATTAATTGTCTTTCAACAATCCCTTTGCCGGATTTGATGAGGGTAATAAATGCTCCTGATGATTTGGAATTTAATAAGTTGAAATGGGTTAATGTTATCTCCATAGCATTGTCAGTAAAAGGTAAAAGAAATGAAGAGTTCGGACATTGGCACTATTACTCTGATCCCAAAATTCCCTTCACGAAGATAATCTATATGACAAATTTCGATAGATATAATGCACCGGAAGAAGGGTTTGGATTACTGATTGAAATACCTGTTTCAAATAATAAAGTTGAAATAAATAAAGTGATTGCTGATTTACGTAAGTTGAAAGTATTGAAAGCAAAAGACAGGATAATTGATATTAACTCATGGGAAGTTAATCCCGCTTATGTTATCTTTACAAAAGAAACTCCGGGGATAGTAGCCAGATGTAAAGAATACCTACATAAGCAAAGGATTACAACAATGGGCAGGTATGGGAATTGGGAATACTCATCAATGGCAGAGAATATAGAGGATGGATTAAATTATGCAAAAACAATATGATTTATTTATCACCTGAAAACCGTTCAGCCTTTGGAGATGAAACGTTCTGGGTTTGGTTTGAAAAGACATTCCCGAATACATCATATTCATTACCAATTAACTACAAACCTAATGACGTTGTATTAAGATATTCCACAATGGGAGGTATCAATGCAAATCCGGGGAAATCTATTGCCGTGTGTTGGGAACTATTGCCGGAGATGAAGCGCGTTTTTGGATTAAATGTATGGGATGGCAAGATCAATACAACCTATCAGGCAGCCAGAACTTGTAACAGGCGAGTTATTGCAAGCGAATTCTCCCGGAAGGATTATGAGCCTTATGGGAAGGTTGATTATCTTCCTTTAGGTGTTGATACGGAACTATTCAAGCCTGTAAGTTATGATGAGAAATGTTATCTCAAAACTAAATGGAATGTTCCTTTTGACAAGGAAATAGGTTTCTGGTGCGGAACTACTCACCCGATGAAGGGATTCCATAATCTTATCCAATACGCAAAGGAAAATCCTAATATATTCTGGCTACTTGTATGGTATTCTCCTATGGGACAGGTAGTTCCTAATTCTTGGAATTGGGGAGTTATGTCACAGAAAGACCTTGCAGAGATTATGAATTGCGCTGATTTCCAATTAGGAGTGAGTATGTTAAGACCTTATTATGTAGTGGAATACGAAGGGATGTCTTGTAATCTAAAACAGCGCAAAATAACAGGATTGGAAAAGGACTTCGAAGGAGGTAATAATCCAAGGGATGTAATCTTTGAGAAACAATGGGATAGGATTACCTGTAAAAAACTTTATGAAGACTATATTAACAACTTATGAACATGGAGAAAATATCAATTATCTGCCTGATTTATCAATCAAAGCAATATGCAGAATGTGTCTTTAATAACATCCAGAAATATACTCCGGAACTTAACACAGGAGAAGCTGAGTTTTATTTCATTGCTAATGATCCAACGATTGAATTAAAGGTTTTCCTTGATAGAAATTCATATCCCTTTTATGTAAATGATAATCCACGTTATACAGAGGATGGATTGTTCGGTAGAGGATATGCCTATCCAGAGTATATGTCAAGGGTTTACATGGGATATAATTATGGTATTAAAATATCAAGCAATCCTATTATAATGACTATAAGCAGCGATAACTGTTTTTCTCCTAACTGGTTAAAAAATCTCAAAAAAAGATTAACACTTCAGAATATAGTTTCCCCGAAAATTATTCAGCCGAGTTGGTTCAGGAATCCCATCAACGGAACAGAATGTGAGATAATGCCTTTCGGAAATGGGTGGGAATCTTATTATGAAGATGGATTTATAGGAAGGGTGAAAATCGAATGTTCCGATAGTGTTTCAGCAGGTAATGCCTTTATGCCTTTTATGTGCTATAAGAATAATATAGAGAAAGTTGGTTATTATCCGGAAGGTAATTTACATAATGGTAATTATCAGACCATGTTAAGAACTGGTGATACAGAGTTATTTCTAAAACTTGCCAATATTGGAGTTCAGCATATACAATCCAACGATTCAATAGTTTATCATTTCAACGAGGGTGAAAAATATTTAAAAAAATGATAATATTTATCTTTGGAGCAAATGGAATGCTCGGCAGTTATCTTCATAAATACCTTAGTGGTTCTATTCCTGTGACGAGGTATCAATTAGATGCAATGAAAATTCAAAAAAAAGATTTTTACGCACAAATAGAATCACTGGAAATACCACATGATAGTGTGATTATAAATGCTATAGGAATAATTAATAAGCGAAAAAAGCCAGATATTGATTTTATGATTGTTAATTCTATATTCCCAAGATTGCTTGCAGAATATTGTGAAAGTAATTTTATCTCTCTTATACATATTTCAACCGATTGTGTTTTTAATGGATCGAGAGGTTTTTATACTGAACGTGATATTCCGGATGATATGAGTGTTTATGGTATATCGAAATCAGCAGGGGATTGTCTTAATTGTACTATAATAAGAGCTTCTATAATTGGAGAAAACAGAATGAATAATCTTGATTTGCTTGAATGGGTAAGAACGTATGAGAACAAAACAATAACAGGATGGGTTAATCATATATGGAACGGAGTTACCTGCTTACAACTGGCGAAAATATGTGAATGGATAATTAACGAAAATTATTTCTGGCAGGGAGTGAAACATATTTATTCCCCTACGGTAATAAGTAAGGCTGATCTTGTTGAAATGATAAGTGAAATATATGAACTGAATAATAAAGTAAAAAAAATATCAGCTCTTGTGGATTGTGATAGGACTTTATTTTCTTTGAATCCATTACCTTTAAGGATTCCGGATTTAAGAACTCAGATCATAGAACAAAAGAATTTTGAATTATGATAGTATTGATCACTCCAACAGGCGCAAGGCAGGCACAATTTAATCTTTGTAGTTTATATATGCAACGGCAGACTTATTCAGGACAGGTAACTTGGATAATTATCGATGACTGTAATCCTCATACAACGGATAATATTCAAGGAGATTTTAAACCGGACTGGACGATAATTAAAGTTTACCCTATACCACTTTGGAATGGACAGAATACTCAATCAAGAAATTTATCAGCAGGATTAGATGTTATGAAGGGAAACTGTGAGGATATTGAAGCAGTTTTTATTATTGAAGATGACGATTATTATAAGCCGTTCTACATTGAAAGAATGTTGATTCATCTGAAAGGATTCTGGGCAGCTGGTGAAATGAATACCATTTATTATAATGTTCAGCACAGAAGATATGCCGATAACAATAATAAACAACATACAAGTCTTTTCCAATTAGCTTTTACTATTGATGCTATTCCTATATTTCAACAATCCTTACCTGCTACGTTTATTGATGCTCATTTTTGTATGATTATTCCAAGAGATAAATTAAATCTTTTTAATGATGGAACACTTTCGATAGGGATGAAAGGGATGCCGGGAAGGAAAGGAATAGGAGCAGGACATAATATGATGACAAATCATCCGCCGGATTATAAAGGTAATTATTTAAAATCATTGATAGGGGAACAAGATGCAAAATTCTATGAGGGATATTACGGCTATAACAGTCAGTCACAATACTCAAGCCTTTTTGGAAAACGCTTTTAATTCATTCAGGACATTCTATGCTGATATGCAGATGATTATTATTGATGGATCAGACAAGAATGATCCATGTTATTCATACGTATCTTCACTTGCATCAGAAATAACTACTGTCGGAGTATGTGGATATAATATAGGACATGGACGGGGAATGGACGCAGGGATTAGAATGTGCAGAACCCGGTTTGCATTAATATTTGATTCAGATATAGTATTTATTAAAAGTCCTGTTCGTTTAATGCTTGATATGATGGAAGAAGATACTTATGGAGTGGGATATATAGAAAAAACAGGATTTGATGGTTACGAATATGGCGCGCACTCTCATCACAAGAATCAGGGATTTATGTATATGCTTCATCCTTTTTTTCATTTACTTCAAATTTCTGAGTATTATAAATTTCATCCTTACATTCATCATGGCGCCCCGTGTTTTAAAGCAGCTTTAGACATTCATAATCACGGACTGACAGAAAAGATTATAAAAGTATTCCCCGGATTAGGTCACACTCACGGAAAAGGATGGAGTTGGTCAGCCGTTCCCGGAGAATGGATTATACATGACACAGCAGGAACGCGGAAGGATAGGGTAAGAAGAGGCAAAACAGAAATAGAGGGACAATGGGAAAGGTAGCAGTACTTGGGTTAGGTGAATCATTGAAAGAGTTTGTCAATGAAGGTTATGATAATGTAATTGGAGTTAATGACATTTGGCGATATGTCAAAACTGATGTGGTGGTTTGTCTGGATTATCCAAAAGCTTTCACTCCTGATCGTCTGGATGTTATTAACAACTGTAAACCAATTGCCTTTTATAGTCAAATGGTTATATGGAACACAAGACCTGATTTTGTAAAAATAGATTTACTCCCGGGTTATCCCGATCAGATTTATGTCATAAATTACCCGGGACTTCCTAAATCATATTGCAGTCCGTTTGTGGCGTGTGGGATCGCTTATCGATATTATAATGCAACAGAGATACATCTATTTGGTGTTGACCTTGTTAATCACCCGCATCTTGATAAAACTATCTGCAATAAAATAAAAACTCATTTTCGCAATCTCAAACTTACTCTTGAATCTAAGGGATGCCATTTGATAGTTCATGGCAATGGTATTCTTACTATACAATTATGAATTGTAAAATATCATAAATACAATTTACATTTGTAATCATATTCAAAATCATAAAGTCATGGGCGATGAAATGTGGTGTTGTGATGCATGGGCTTATATGGATCTAGCCTATTATTATATTTGTGATAATGATTGGGATGAAAATTCTGATTGGATTTATTTTGATTTATTTAATTGCGGGAGACAGTGATGGAAGCTGCAATCCTGAAAATTTATGGGGACATAGGCGAATCTGATCCTATGAATGAAATGTTTGGAGTTTCTGACGAGAATGTTTCAGCAAAAACTGTTTCTGATTTTCTTGATGAACATAAAGAGGCATCTGATATTACGATCAAAATAAATTCCAGAGGAGGAGATGTGCAGGAGGGATGGGCGATAAGTGATCTCCTCATGAATTCCGGTAAGAGGATTAAAACCATTGGTGAGGGTAAGATCTATTCAATAGCAACAATCATTTTCCTTTCTGGTTCTGAACGTGAGATAATGAAAAACGCTGATGGTCTTATTCATAATCCTTTCATCCCTCCTTTCACATTGGCAGACCAGTATGAATCAGATGATCTTCTGAAGATAGCTGAATCTCTTAAGCAGGAGGAAGCCAAAATCCTTGATTATTATGTTGAAAGAACAGGAACTCCGGCTGAGAAACTTGCCGAATACATGAAGGAAGACACTAAACTTTCAGCTGAAGATATGCTTTCGCTTGGATTTGCAACAAAGATTATTGAGCCAGTTAAGGCTTTCGCAATTTATAAACCTAAAAATAGTTTCAAAATGGATGAAAAGGAATTTAAGACATGGGGGCAAAAACTTGATACCATTCTTGAGAAAGTCAAGAATCTATCAAGGATCACCCCTGCCGATCAGACGTTGAAAGACAAAGACGGCAAGGAATTCAAACTTGAAAAAGAAACCGGAGGTCCGGCAGTCGGGGATAAAGCCTCCCCGGATGGCTCGTTTACAATGGCAGATGGTAAGACTATTGTTATTGCAGGCGGGGTTATCTCAGAGATCAAAGAGGCTACGGTTGGAAAGACTGAACTTGAACTGGCAAATGAAAAGATTGCTGAACTTCAGGCAAAGCTTAATGCCAAGACTACTGAGGTAGCTGATTCGAAACAGGCAAAAGAGGAATTTGAAGCTGAGAAAGTAAAGGCAGCTGCACTTGTAACAGAACTTACTTCCATGAAAAATATGTGGAGGCCAGATTCAAGAAGCAAATTAAGTTCCGGTAAGAAGGTCGGGGAAGTTGATCTTGACCAAGTACGTGAAATCATGAAAAACAAAAAACTTGAATAACTATGTCACAAGCATCTCCTTCGTGTGGACACACGCTAAACTTCGATAATCTTCATTTCACACCTGATGAACTCAGGTCGTTGAATGAACTGGTTGTAACTGCCGTTTTGGAAGCTCCTCCGCTTAATTCATTTCACTCCCTTGTCACCGGGATTAAAAACGATAAGCGGATAGGTATTATCCCCGGTACGTTTGGACTTCTCTTAAAGGCAGGGCAGGGTTGTAACCCTGAGCCAAACTGTTATGAAGATGTTGCCATTGAAAAGACATGGGAACCTCACCAGTTGGAATTCATAACTGATATCTGCTTGACTGATCTGGTAAACTCTCTTATGAGATATTATATTAACTGTATTGATCCTTTCGATCTCACCCGGACAGAAATATTCACATTCATTCTGAATATTCTCGGTAAGGATTTCCCGAAAGAAGTTCTACGTTACGCATGGTTCGGTCATATCCATGCTGCAGCTGTTCCTGTGGGTGTTTTAACTCCGGGTTCTGATCCTGCCTTCTGGAATGTTTTCAATGGATTCTGGGATCAGATGGCTGCTATCTATGCTGCCAATCCTTTACAGGTTAACGCCATGCCGGGGAATATTGAGTTAAGTTATGCCCTTCAGGGTACGGTTGCAACTCCGTTGCTCACAATGGTTGCCGTCAATGCTCTTATTGATAATGCTATTTCGGAACTTGCACAACAGCCGGACAGGGTTCTTCTGGTAACAAGATCAGTATTCGACAGGCTGAGAAGGCAACTTCAGGCTTTAGGAACTGCATTTCAGGATTACAAACTGATGATCAACGGGATTGAGTTTGCAAACTGGGATGGTATTCCAATGTACTCTATTCCTCTATGGGATCAGTGGATTCGTGCTTATGAGAATAACACGATAGTCGGACGTTGGAATGATCCTCACAGAGTTGTTTATACAACCAAATCGAACCTGAATATTGGTATGTCATGTACCAGCCTGTTTGAAAACATCAATACATTCTATGATCCTACTACCCGGCTTAACAGGATAGAGGCAATGGATGCTTTTGATGCGAAAATTATTGATGACCGTCTATTGATGGTGGGGAGGTAGATTATGACGATAGGATGTAATCAACTTGTAGATTGTATCCTTAAAAACTGTGACAATCTTGTCCCGGGAGTTAAGGATTTGGCTTGGTTTATCAACTTCGATGATGTTGATAAAGACCTAAGCACTTTTGATCCTACTAATCCCCTACTTTTAACCAGTTTAATATTAAAGACTGTTTCACCTCCTGCCTGTGCGTATTGTGTAACAGGTTATAATTTCTCAAATGAACATAAAGCCTCTATGGTAAAGAAAACTTACCAGAAGGTCTGGGATCATGGATTTGTTTTCCGTGTTTTTGACAACACTCCGGAGATAAAACTCTGGATCAAGAATGCTCAGAACAGTCGCTTTATGATCATCATTGAGAATAATTATAATAAGCCTGCCCATGCTCCACTTGCTGCAGGAAGGACAGTTTTTGAAGTTCTCGGTTATGACTTTGGATTAGAGCTGAATGCAGCCGAAAGTGATGCAAACTCAGATGAAATGCTTGGTGGATGGTTATTGACCGCAGGATGTT